GCTCTGTGTGTGCGGCCGCAAGTTTCCGCAGCGTTTTTGCCAATGGGTAAACGCGGACCAAAACCGCAACCAGCTGCCGTCCGCCGCATGCTTGGCAACCCAGGCAAGCGACCGATTCTGCCAGACCTGCCGGCACCGGCAGGTGCACCGCCGATGCCTAAGCGACTAATGGTTGATGCCGTCGCAGTTGCCAAGTGGCAGGAGCTCGTGCCGATCCTTCTGGGCCTTGGGACTCTTACCACCGCAGACGGCGAGGCTTTGGCGACGCTGTGCGAGGTGCATTCATCCGCTCAGGCATGCCTGCTCGAGCTTCGGGCCACTGGACCCGTGATGCACACTGATCTTGGCGGCGTGAAACCAAATCCGGCTGGCCCGTTATATCGCGGATTAGTGAGCCTCCAGGCTTCCTTAATGGGCGAGTTTGGGCTGACGCCAACCTCTAGGACTCGCCTTGGTGGCAAAGAAGAAAAGCCAGCCGACGAAGTCGAAGAGTTCTTCCGCGTCCACGGTGCGTGAACTCTCAGACGACGGCCAGGCCAAGTACAAGCGTGTCGTCTGGTTCTTTGAAAATGTGCTGCGGCACAGCAAGGGCCAGAACGCCGGCAAGCCGTTCAAGCTTCTGCCGTGGCAGCATCATATGCTGCGTGAGCTCTTCGGCCGGCTCAACCCGGACAAGACTCGTCAGCATCGTGTCGGCTACATCGAGCTCCCCAAGAAGCAAGGCAAGAGCACGACGCTGGCCGGCTTGGCGTTGTATCTGACGGGCTTTGATGGGGAGCCAGGTGCCGAGTGCTATGGAGCGGCCTGTGACCGTGAGCAGGCAGGCATCATCTACAGGGAAGCTGCCTCAATGGTGCGGGCCTCGCCTGCGTTGTCTCGCTACTTCGACGTAATCGACAGTCGTAAAACAATCATTCACAAGGCAAGCAACTCGTTCTATCGAGTGCTATCAGCCGATGCGTTTCGTGCCGAGGGGCTTAACATCCACGCCCTGCTCTTTGACGAGCTCCACGCACAGCGTGACCGGCGGCTGTGGGATGCACTGCGGTACGGCGGTGCCGCTCGCCGGCAGCCGCTCCTGCTGTCGATCACGACGGCCGGCTATGACCGCAAGAGCATCTGCTGGGAGCAGCACCAATACGCTGAGCGGTGCATGGCCGATCCGAGCGTAGACCCGGCTTTCTTTGGCTGCATCTACGCTGGGCCGCCGGACTGCGGCGCGGACGGCTCGTGGAAAGAGGAGCGGGTATGGCGTATGGCCAATCCGAGCCTGGGTGAGACGATCACTCTGGAGTCGTTCAAGGCAGATGCCCGTGAGGCCGAGCAGAGCCCAAGCAAGCTCAACTCGTTCTTGAGATACCGGGGTTGTGCCCCTCGGCCTGGCGGCTGGGGGGCGCAACCCAAGCACGGCTCAACGTCTGGACTACGCAGGACACCCGTTGGCTCTCGCCTGACTCGTGGGCCAAGTGCGGCAAGCCACTAGACGCTGACCTAGAGAAGCGTGAGTGGTTCGCTGGCCTCGACTTAGCGAGCACCACCGACCTCTCTGCGTTCGTAATGGTGAGCCAGGCCAGTGACGGCACTTTCGACGTGCTGCCGTTCTTTTGGGTGCCAGAGACAAACGCAGCCGAGCGGACGCTGCGGGACAAGGTGGATTACCTCGGCTGGATTCGTGACGGCTACATCCGTGCCACTGATGGCAACGTTACCGACTACGACGTGATCCGGCGAGACATCAACGAGCTCGCCAAGCAATACAACATCCGGCAGGTGGGCATTGACCGCTGGAACGCCACGCAACTGGCGACGCAACTGCAAGGCGACGGCATAAACGTCTTAGGGTATGGGCAGGGCTACGCCAGCATGACGAGCCCCTGCCGACAGCTCGAAGCACTCACATTGTCTGAGAGGATCAGGCACGCCAATCATCCGGTGCTCAGTTGGATGGCTGCCAACTGTGCCCTGCAAACCGATCATCAGCAGAACTGCAAACTGAGCAAGGCGAAGAGCACGGAACGCATTGACGGAATGGTGGCGCTAGTGATGGCTCTCGGCATTCACGCCACAGCCACGGCACCGCCACCTGAACAATCCTGGGACATCCTGACGCTATGAGCGACCTCCTCGCCGATCACCGCATGCTCGAGCTCCGTGGCATCGACTGGCCCGAGGTGAGCAGCAGCCGCACGCCAAGCGGCATCCGTGTGACGGCCGACAACTCCATGGCGTGCTCGGCCTACACGGCGTGCATCCGTGTGATCTCAGACGCCGTCTCGTCGCTGCCGCTGCACGTCTACGAGCGGCTCGCCAACGGCGGGAAGGCCAAGGCCACGAGCCACCCCATCTACCGCCTGCTGCACATGCAGCCGAATCCGTGGCAGACGGCCCAAGAGTTCCGCGATTGGATGACCGGCATGTATCTCCACTACGGTGCGAGCTACGCCGAGATTCGCCCCGGTGCTCGTGGTGCAGTCTCTGAGCTGTGGCCGCTGCACTCCAGCCGGATGACGCCCGAGCGGCTTGAGAACGGCAGCGTTCGGTACAAGTACCGCGAGCCAAGCGGACGCGAGACGATCTACAGCCAGGAGCAGATTTTCTGCCTGCGGTTCACGACCGAGGACGGCGTGACGCCGGTGCCCACGTACAAGATGTTCCAGAACGTGATCGGGCTGGCCCAAGCAATAGAGACGCACGCCGCCACGTACTTCGGCTCAGGGGCACGGCCGGGCGTGATTCTTGAGTCTGAAAATCCAATCCCGGTTGAGGCTGCCGAGCGGCTTCGCGAGTCTTGGGAGCGGATGCACCGAGGGCCAGACCGTGCTCACCGCACGGCAGTGCTGCCCAACGGCGTGAAGGCCCACGAGTTGAGCAGCAGCAATGAGGCTGCCCAGATGCTGGAGAGCCGGGCGTTTTCGGTGATTGAGTGCTGCCGGCTGTTCCGTGTGCCGCCGCACATGATTCAGAGCCTTGAGCGTTCGACGTTCAACAATATCGAAGTGCAGGGAACGGAGTTTGTGCAGCACTGTCTGATGCCGCACCTTAAGCGTTGGGAAGCTGCCATCTCGCGGGATCTCATCGTTGATGATGAGCGGTACTTTGCCGAGCACGTTGTGAGCGGTCTGCTCCGTGGCGACCACGCCGCCCGTGCTTCCTATTTCGTGTCGGCCCTGCAGAACGGCTGGATGAGCGTGAACGAGATCCGCGAGCTTGAAAACCTCAACCCGATTGGGCCAGAAGGCGACAAGCACTTCGTGCAGCTGAACATGACGACGCTGGAGAAGGCAGGCGAAGAGCAGCCAGCACCAGAGCCAATGCCCGAGCCGCCAGCGGCCGAAGACGAAGACAGCCCAGAAGATGACACCGAAGACCAGGCCGAGGAGGACAGCGCAGATGGAACTTGAGCGACGCTGCCTAGCGTTTGAAGATTGCCCAGAAGCAGAGCTCACGATTGAGACTCGTGCCAACGGCACGCAGGTGCTGACGGGCTACGCAGCCGTCTACAACCGATTCAGCCTGCCTCTTCGTGAGGGCGGCTCGCAGTTCCGCGAGATCATCCTGCCCGGTGCGTTTGACAAGATCCTGAACCGCCAGCGTGGCAAGAGCGACGTGGTGGCACTGCTGAATCACGACGCCAATCTGATTCTCGGCCGCACGTCGAGCGGGACGCTGGAGCTTTCCAGCGACGATAAGGGGCTGCGATACACGGTGACGCCGCCCGACACGCAGGTAGGGCGTGACACGCTTGAGCTCGTGCGTCGGCGTGACTTGCGTGGCAGTTCTTTCGCCTTTGGGCTGTCAGGCCCAAACGCCGAGCGGTGGACGAGCGATGAGCAAGGTGCCATCCGTGAGATCCGAGAGGTTTCGCTGCTGGCAGACGTGAGCGTAGTGCTGACGCCCGCATACCCAGCAAGCAGCGTGACGGTGGCCCAGCGTTCGTACGAAGCATGGGTGGCGTCGCAGACTTCAGAGACTCCCGAGCCAGCGGCCCAGGCGGTCTGCTCGCGTTCGGCCCTGCGGGGCGTCGCCGCCGCCTGGGCCGCAAAACTTCGGCTGAAGAATGTCTGAGCCTCGCTGCACATGCGGAGAGAAGTTGCGAACCCGCAGCAGTCGCCCGTGCGGTGACGAGCGGCAGCGTTATCTGCGTTGCCCACGATGCGGCCAGCGTGCTGTTGCGTTTGTAAAAACAACGCTTTCCGCCATTCGCTTCTGCAAGACACCACGCCCGTAGTGGCATCGTGAACTTCATCGGCAATACCGCCGGCGGAGATCACATACGTGGACAACCTCAAGAAGCTGCAGAACGAGGCCATTGAACTGGCCAACCGGATCGACGCCGTGCGGGCGATCGAGAGCACCGATGCCGACAAGATCGCCGAGCGTGATCTTGAGCTGGAGACGCTGAACGCGGACGCCGCGAAGCTCTCCAAGAAGATCGACTTTGAGAAGTCGGTTGCCGAAGCGTCCAAGAATCTCCGCTCGGTCGTGGATCGCTGCACCCCGGCTCCCGAGGTGCGTGCTGAAGAGCCAAAGGTGCGGATCGAGTCCGTGCCGTTCTCGGGCAAGCTGCGGGCGTTCAAGTCCGAAGAGGACGCCTACAAGGCCGGCATGTGGATCAAGGGCCACCTGCGTGGCGACGCCGAGGCGAAGCGGTGGTGCCAGGACTACGGTGTTGAGGCTCGTGCCCAGGGCTCGACTGGTTCGACCACTGGCTCGGCTTTCGTGCCCGACATCCTGAGCAATCAGGTGCTGCGGCTCGTCAACGAGGATTCGGTTTTCGCGTCGAACGCCACACCCGTGACGATGCCTTCCGACGTGGTGCTCGTGCCGCGCAGGACCGGCGGCGCTACGGCGTACTGGGTCAACGAAAACACGGCCATCACGGACAGCGACCCGACTCACAGCCAGATCACTCTGACTGCGAAGAAGGTCACGGCGGCAACCAAGGTTGCCACCGAGCTCTTCGAGGATTCGGTTGTGTCGATCGCTGACATGCTCGCTACGGAGCTGGCCTACACGCTGACGCAGGCCGTCGAGACGGTGGCCTTCAACGGCAACTCGGGCAACGCTCCGAGCGTGGCTGGCATCCTGACTAGCAACGGCATCCTCAAGAACTCGTCGGCTGACTACGCCGCGAGCCTTGTGACGGCTGCCGGTGACACCCCCGACGAGATCACCAAGGCCAACCTGCTGACGATGATGGGCACCATGCCCTCGCACAGCCGGCAGGGTGCCGCGTGGATTGTTTCGCCGTACGTGTTCGCCACCTGCTTCCAGGCTCTCGACGCCGCACAGGGTGGCTCGGTTGGCCTGGCTCAGGGGCTCGGCCTGACGTTTATGGGCTACCCGGTTCTCCTCTCGCACCAGTGCGAGAGCACCGGCGACCTGACGGGCAAGGTTATGGCTCTGTTCGCCAACCTCCGCAACGCCGCTCACTTCGGCGTGCGTCGCGGGCTCGAGATCGCGTCGAGCGATCAGGTGGCCTTCCTGAGCGATCAGGTGGTGGTGCGGGCGACGATGCGGTGTGCCATCTCGTGGAGCGAGCTCGGCAGCGACACCGTCGCTGGCCCGGTCATCGCCCTCAAGGGTGCCTGAGCCTGACGGCTTGACATGATGTGCAGACTGGGCGGGCCGCTCCACACCGGGGCGGCCCGCTCTTTTGCAGGGGAATCATGCTCGTCAAAGTCGGCGGCACAGAAGTCGATATCCGCGTTGAGGCAATCCTTTCGATGCCTCGCGTTTCGTTCACTGCCAACCACTTCGCGTGGGCTCAGGCACTCATGCCTCTGGGCATTCGCCCAACGATGGGCACTGGGGCGTTCTGGGACCAAGTCAACACTCGTGTCATGGAGCAGTTCATCGACACGGCGGAATATCTGCTGTGCATCGACTACGACACATTCTTCACGAGGCAGGACGTTGAGACGCTTTTCGCGATGGCGATGACGTTTCAGTGCGACGCGATCACAGGGCTGCAGACGAAACGCGAAGACGGCCGCCCGATGCTGACGCTCAAGGGCACGCTGGACGCACCGCCCGAGGAGGGCCACACGCAGCTGCCGGCGTCGTGGTTTGCCGAGCCCGTGCAGGAGGTGGACACGGCACATTTCGGCTGCACCGTGATTTCGACGGCCGCGCTTAAGCGGAATAACAAGCCTTGGTTTTGGAGCAAGCCCGGCCCAGACGGCTCGTGGAATGAAGGCCGGCTCGATCCAGATATCTGGTGGTGGAAGAACTGGCGAGAGAGCGGGAACCGCGTATTCGTCTCGCCCCGCGTCGTTCTTGGGCACGGGGAATACGTCGTGACGTGGCCGGGCAAGAACCTTGCGGCCCCTGTTTTTCAGTGGACTACTGAGTTCACGAGCACCGGCAAGCGGCCAGAAACTGCATGGAGCGTGGGCTAATGGTGAAACTGAGATTTACCCGCGCGTGGCGTGGCTACCGCAAAGGGCAGCAGGCCGACGTGCCGGGCGGGCTCGCCACGCAGCTGCTCGCCCAGCGTGTCGCTGTTGAGGACAACCAGGGCAACCTGCTCGAGACGGCAGCACTCGACACGCCAGCAGAAACAGCAGACGCCACGCCGAAGCGCCGAGGACGCCGTGCAGTACCGCAGCCTGACAAGACAGACCGGGCCAGCCGTTGAGCCCGTGACGGTGGCCGAGGCCAAGGCTCACCTGCGTGTCGATACCAGCGATGACGACACGTACATCGGAACGCTCATCACTGCGGCACGCCAGTGGGTGGAGGAGTACCTAGACCGCACCCTGGTGCACACGCAGTGGGTTATGCGGCTCGACAAGTTCCCCGACAACGGCACCGAGGACGTGCCGCTGCCCAGGCCGCCGATGGTGACGAGCGGAACCGCTACGGCCGTCTCGCTGACGTTCACGGCCGAGAACGGAACGACGAGCACCTACAGCACGTCGAGCTTCCGCGTGGACAGAAACGCCACGCCCGGGGCCGTCAAAACGCTGTACGGCCAGACGTGGCCGCCGCACCTGTTGGATGACAACGCCATCAGCGTGACGTGGTGGGCTGGCTACGGGGCTTCTGGCTCAAGCGTGCCGGCGGCGATTCGTCACGCCGTTTTGATGCTCGTGGGCCATTGGTACGACGGTGCCAGGCAGGCTGCTGTTTCAAGTGGAGCAGTCCCGCAAGACGTGCCATTTGGCGTGAAGTCTTTGCTTGACTCGCAGAAATGGGGCAGCTACCGATGAGCATCGAAGGCCGCATTAATGTTGACGTTCTGTTTCACGACAAGGACGGTACTGCGTCGCTCAAGGTTGTGAGCCTGCAGGATTCTGACGCCTATACGACTGGTGCTATGGCTTACTGGAGCGGCACCTGCGGCACCACTTCAGTGACGCTAACCTTTTCGCCAACGACGTACCGCAACGCCTCTGGGCAGATTGTCAACGTTGCTCCAGGCGGACTTGGACGCATTGCATTTCTTGCGAGCGGCAACGGCGGGACGCTGTCGCAGGTCAACGGATCGCTCTACATGATCTCCCAGGACCACGCTTGCGTTAGCAACATTGACGAGCAGGAGTCCGTGTCTGTTGCGGCGCTTAACGGCACGACTCGCTACACGGTTGTCGTGTGGAGTGAGTCTTAATGGACGCCGGCCGCCTCCGCGAGCGCGTGACCGTGCAGCAGGCTGCGGAGACTCGCAACGCCCTGGGCGAAACCGTTCTTTCATGGAGCACGTTTGCCGAGCGATGGGCGAGCGTCGAAGGCGTTTCGGCACGCGAGGCTCTTGCAGCTGGGCAGCAAGATGTGACTATCACGCACCGAGTCCGCATGCGGCACGTAAGCGGCATGACGCAAAATATGCGGATCTATTGGCGCTCACGGACGCTCAATATTATCAGCCTTCTCGAGTACGACAACCGCTCAGAGCACGTCGCCATCTGCGAAGAGGTGACGTGATGGCTGGCGGCATCGACATCAAGGTTGACTTTCCCGAGATAAAGCAGTTACGGGACGCCTTTCGTGGCTTTCGGCCAAGCCTTGCACGTAAGCACATGGGCGCAGCGATCCGCAGAAGTTTAGCTCCAGGCCTTACTGCTCTTCGCGGAAACGTCACCAAGGGGCCAACGGGCAACTTGTCGCGGTCAATAACCAGCAAAGTCAAAACGTACCGCAATGGCAACGCTGTCGGCCTGGTTGGATTTGTCGCAGCCGGAAGCGGCAAGAACAAGTCGGCAGGCGGCGGCTCAGTAAAAAAAGGCAAGGACCGAGCGTTTCATGCCGGCTTTTTAGAGTTTGGCACGAAAGAGCGAGTAATAAAAACCTCGTCTCGCCGAGGCGGAGCGTCGATTGCCTCAAGCTTTAAAACGCTTGGCCCGTTCAAGATCGCAAAGGTGGCAAGACGTGGAAAGTTTGCTGGCGTTGTTCGCGTCAATACGTCGCCGAAATATCCGAAAGCGTTTTTCAAAAAGGCACCGAGCGGCCAGCTTCTTAGCGTGCGCGAAATGCCTGTCGGAGGCAAGAAGGGCCAGCCGCCTGTCAGGACTGCTTACCGAGAATCTCTGAGCTCAATGCGTTCGGCCTTAGCGATTGAAATGACAAAATCGTTGATCAATGCACAGAAAGACTTGGCGGACAGGTTTCCCGTGAAGCCGCGAGGATAGCCCGTGCTAAAGTCTCCCGAGACGGTTCTTGCTCGCGCTCTGGCTGCTGCCCCTGAGGTGGCAATCCTAGTGGGCACTCGTGCCTATCCGGTGCTGGCACCAGCGTCCGCATCATTGCCGTTTATGACTTGGCGTCGCGCTGCTATTGACCGGGAGCAGACGCTTGGCGTTCCGGCTGGAATGCCTCGAGTAACGGTCGAGTTTTCAATCTACGCCACCACGTACCAATCGGCTCGTCAGGTAGCCGACTCGGTGCGAGCGGTTCTGGATGGATACGGTGGAAGTTTCGAAAATACAACGGTACGGCAAGCGGCCTTGCAAGACGAGTCAGACGACTTTGTGACTCTAGCTGGGACTGACTTGCCGCCCGTGTACCAAATCACGCAGCGTTACGACGTAATGTGGAGTGAGGACTAGCAGATGCCATACACGCCGCACGACAGCGCAGGGACGAACTTTGTTTTTGCTGGCTCCACCTATACCGTCACCTCCATCACGTACAGCATTACTGACAACGCTGCCGCCGATGCGATTGACGTTTCTCATCTTGGCCAAACCACCGGCCAGACAGTGCTGACGATTTCGCGGCCCCTCAAGGGATCTGCCGGTGACACTGGCAAGGAAGTTTCTATTGAATACTTGGCAGCGTCTGGCTCGCCGATCGCTCAAGGCCAGACTGGGACTCTTGCCATTACTGGCGGCGTAACTCTCTCGGTTACGGCGACGTGCAAGAGTTCGAGCATTACGCTTACGGTCAATGACGCGGTGCGTGGCTCGGCTGCTTTCCAGGTGCCCTAATCGCCACAGGGGGAATCTGTGGCGTCATACTCTGAAAACGTCTCCGTTTCTTGGGGCGGAGTTGCGTTCACCGAGGTTGTCGGCCTCGATTGGCAATATGGCGGCGGATCGCCAAAAGGCCGCAGCGTCGCCTGGACGGATGAGGCTGGCACTGTCACTGTGTCGTCGCTTGGCTCCGCTAATACAAGCGTGAGCGAATACGGGCTCCGCAAGCTGCTGGTGATATCTGGCGGCGGCCAGTCCTTGACGAACTACGCAATATGGGAGTCACTGGACGTTGCGAATGAGGTAAACGGCGTGACCCGGTTTACCGTGACGTTCAAACTACTTGATGGGTGAGCCATGGGACTACGCGAGCAGATCAAGGCGGCAAGCGTCCGTAAGCCGTTAAAGGTGCACGTAAAGCAGTGGAACATCGACGTATACGTGCGAGTGATGAGCGTTGGCGAGCGTGATGAATGGGAGCTTGCCTGGATTGACATTCGCAGCAAAGGCGTTGCAAAGTTTGACAACTTCAGAGCGTTTTATTTAGTTCGCACCCTGTGCGACGAGCACGGCGTCCGCATATGGCAAGACAACGAGATCGGCGAAGTGGCATCGCTTGACGGCGCAGTAATGAGCGAGCTTTTTGACGTGGCCCAAAAACACAACAAACTCACGGAGGCGGACGTAGTCGAACTAGCCGGCGAGCTTTAACGCTAGGCCGTCCAGGCGATTTTTGTTCATGCTGGCAAGTCACCTTCGCATGACAGTCGGCCAGATTGAACGTGAAATGGACAGCCACGAGCTCAGCGAATGGCTGGCGTTTGCTCGGTACTATCAGCCCCTTGATAACTCATGGGCTCAGACTGGACTACTGGCAAGTTCGACTATCGGGCCGCACATGCGACGCGGGTACTGGCCTTCACCAGCTGACTTTATTCCTGTCGAGAAACCCCCGCAACACAAGACGCAGATGATTAGTATTCTTGAGCAAATGAAACGCGACCTAGACGGCAAGTAGCATGAGCACTGCACTCGGGCTTGCTATGCAGATCACGGCAAACACTGCCCAGCTGGCGCAGGCCGTGGCTGACGTTAACAAGCGGCTTGACTCAATGGGCGAGGCTGGCAAAAAAGCGTCTGATGACCTATCTACCCTCAAGAACATTGAGATTGCCAAGCTGGCGCTTGGCGGCCTGCGTGCCGCAACATCAGCATTCCTTAGCTTCAGCGGTGCAGTCACCGGTGCCGTGTCGAACGTCGCTTCTTTTGCGCTGAGCGTTGGCGAAGAGCTTGATGCTCTAAACGACGTTGCCAACCGTACTGGCGTTGGCGTTGAAGCATTGCAGGCGTACGCCAGAGCAGCAGCGGATACCGGCGTGAGTGTTGAAGCGTTCGCTAAGCAGATTCAGGTCTTAACCATCAATATCGGCAAGGCAACACTAGACGAGAAAGCTCAAAAGAAGTTTGAAGAGCTTGGCATTGTCTTTGCGGACCTGAAGGAGCTCACCCCCGAAAAGCAGTTCGAGCAGATTGTTGATGCCATCGCTGGCATCGCCGATCCGGCTGAGCGGGCGGCGACGGCGGTTAAGTTCTTCGGCAAAGGCGGAATCCAGCTGGGCGAGTTGTTTACGCTCGGCCCTGGTGCGCTGGCTCGCATGCGTGAGGAGGCTGTGTCTCTGGGTCAAGTCGTGAGCGAGGATGCAGTAAAGGCAATCGACAACATGAACGACTCTTTTGCTGCCGTCTACGCGACAGTGAAGGGGCTGGCCGGTGCAATCCTTGGCGAGTTGGCAGGGCCAATCAGCACGATTGCCCAGGAGTTGCTTGGCGTCATTCGCCAGGCAGGCCCGCAGCAGATCGCTCAGCAGGTGGCCGCAGGCCTTCTTGATTTCATCAAGCTTGCAGGCAATGCCTTTTTCAAGCTGGCACAGTTCATTGAGGCATTTGTCAACAAGTTCGCCCCGATACTGGGAATCGACATCCGCACGGAAGCAGAGAAAGAATTGCAATCCTTGCGAGATCAGCAATCAAGAGCGTCTGCTGCAGTGGGGTTTGGCGGGCAGGGCGGAGTTGTCCCTGAGTCGCTCAGAGGGCAGGCATTGACCCCTGAGCAGATATCGAGGCTCAGGGAGCTTGAAGCTCAAGTTGCCGCCGAAGCTGCTGGCGGGGTGCTGACTCAGTTTCAGGCCAACTTCAACAGCGCAATCGACACCGCATCAGAAAGCCTACGGCAACGAATGGCCGCCCAGGCTGGTAATGCTGAGCCGAATGACGCCGAGCGAGAGCAAGTTCGCCTGCTAGATCAAATCAACCGCAACGGACAAGTCGGCGTCGTGGAGTTTTTGTAGGAATGGCAGTCATCGGTTTTCGAGAAATCATTCCGCGTACGCTGTCGCATCGGTTTGGCGAAAGCCCTACCGCCGAAAGAAAATACACGGTAACTGTTGACGAGCCGACAAGTTCCGCCGTCGTCATTGGGACTGTTGGAATCCTGCACGGAGATCCTCACCCTGAGTATCCGTTTCTCAGGATGCTTGATGCGTCGATGGTGGAGGCCGATCGACAGCACGTCGAAATAACCTACAGATACGAACTGCCAAACCAAGAGAATCTTGACGCCAACCCTCTTGCCAGGCCAGACGTTTGGTCGTTCACGACATCCGGCGCACAGGTGCCTTTTCTCTCTTATTATGACGGCAGTGGAAACACCAGCATCAAGCCACTTGTGAACGCTGCTGGGGATTTCATTGAGGGCATGACTGTACTTGCCCCTGAGGTAAGGGCTTCTATTTCTGGGAACAGAAGTGTTTTCCCGATGGCACTTGCGGCTGAGGTCACTAACGCAATAAACAGCTCCCCGTACCTTAACGGCGATGCGTATACCTGGCAGTGCAATGGGATCTCCGGCCAGCAAGCGAGCGAAGTAATCAACGGCGTTGAAGTTCGCTATTGGCAGATCACCGTTGAGCTTACTTATCGAAAAGGCGGATATATCGAGAAGGTTCCGCACGTTGGCTGGCACTACATCGACGGCGGAAAAAAACGCCGCGTCTGGGCCTGGAACGAATCAGGAGATGAAAAGATAGACGCCAGTGCTCCACAGCCGCTTACCTCGACCGGTGCGCTCAAGTATCCGGGGGCCGAAGGCGAGCCCGACCAGCTATTGAGGCGGCCTTACCCAGTTGCAGACTTTGCCTCCTACTTCGGCACGCCGCCGTTCTAAGCCATGTCCTACCAGCGAAACCTTTCGATTGCCTCGGCCGGCACAGCTGGCGTGCGGGTGACGTTCTGCAGCACGTCCTACTCTGGCACGTTCTCGTGCACGTCTTACCCGGTGTTTTCTCAGACGACCACCGAAGGCACCAACCGCTATACCGTGAACAGCCCACTTAAGCAGTTGTCTCCTGCTGGAGGCTACGCAGCGGCAAACAATCCATCGGTTTCCTACGACAGCACCACCGGCACGGCATTGGTGACGTTTACGTACGGCAACACGTACAGCGACACACTGCAGGAGTATGAGGCTGGCGGCAGCCCCAGGCGGTATCGGTACATCCTTCACGCCTCGGGGCACACGCCTGCGACGGCGTATGCGGCCAGCGTTTCAGCGAGCACCGCCGTCGTGATGTTCGGCAGCGTTGACGTGCGAGTTGCCAGCACGGCAAGTGCTTCGTTTATCAGCGTGTGCTCCGACACGCTCGAGGGCAGCGTTGGCGGGGGGCTCTAGTCATGGCCCAAAAGCCAGACGGCTCTGCCGCCAAGACTGAACGGGTGACGTTCACGAGGCCTGCGGCCGAGCGGATTGCCAAGGTTGTGCGGACTGTCGAGAGCGGCGACCGCAACCAGGCGGGCCTATCTTTTTCCCGTGTTCTGCCTGGTGCATCCGTTTCAGGTGTAAGGCTCGCACGCTACACGGCAACCACGTCATGGGTGAAAAACGCTATCAAGCCCGTTGTGTTTGTGACGGCAAACACCAGCCTTATCGCTTTCTCAGGAAGCACTGCCACGGCCGTCAACAGATTTGCGATCATTCCCGGCCATACGGGGTCAGGCACTAGCACGACCAATGGCGTCCTGCTGAGTCTGCAAAAGGTTGGCGGGCTCTGGACCGTGATGAATGCGGAGTCCTGAGCATGCTTTTCGGTGATCAGGAGAACCCGAAAGTCATCTCGTGGGGCAATCCTGGGATTGCGTCAGGAAACCCACGGCAATCCGCAAGGCTCGCTGCTGGGCGTCGAACTGATAACGCAGATTATCTCCGCACGTATGTGCCAGTCATTACGGCCGCAACCGCCGACTATCGTGTGCAGCCTGTGCGAGTTGATACAGCAACTCGGCTGTCAATGACTTACGTGAGCATGGCTACCGAGCATCTGCCGGAACGCTTTGGGGGCTCGTACCGTGGGCGCGTCTATGCTGTTGATGCAAACGGCCAACTTCAGGGATGGGGGCACAACCCAGCAAGTGCGGGAGATATAATAAACCCAAATGTTTTTGCGGATTATGTTTTTAAGTCTCCGATCTTGCTATCAAGCAGCGATGACAGGGCAGCCAACTCGCGAGTTGTGTCTTTCAAGAAGGTCGTAAGCTACCAAAGTCAGCCGCACGGCGGCGTGCTTGCCTTGTCAGACTCAGGAGTGCTCTACGGCACAGACTCCGTTTCGTTAGACAACGCAGGCTCTGCAGCCACAGCGAGCTTTGACGTGATGCGGCCGGTTTCTACGCAGGCTTGGAAGGACGTGGTGACGTTTGGTGCGTTGTCGGAAATCGTGATGGCAATACGCGACGATGGCACGCTTTGGACAACTGGGCCACTAAGGTCGTCCGCAGCAAATCAAACATCGCAACTTAAAGGAATAGTTTCAGCGGTTTATTTATCGCAGCCGCACACGCAATCCACACTTAAATCAAACTCAATAAGCTACATAGTGAGCAATCCTGCATCTGGCGGGCGACGATTAACTTTTTCTGTTGAGCGTAAAACAGAAACTTCTGCGTATGAAGTAACTCGCGTCAGCGAGTCTGGCTTGTTCTATACATCTGATCCGATTCTAACTCTGGGGCCGACAGAAAACACAACCAATCCTCCTGTCGTTCGGCTTGAGATGATGCCGGAAACTGGCTGGGAGCAGTTGTCTGCCAGCAATGAAAATGTATTACTGCTTAACCGCAGCGGCGGTGTATCCAAGGTTTTTGTTGGGTACTATAACGCCACGCCGCAGGACTTCATGCCCACTGAGCCAGAACTTAGCGGCATTCGTGGCATTTCCGAAATCCGCCACCTTCCTGGAGCCAGCGACCACACGGCCAATCCGTACAAAGATGTTGTCGCGGTTCACATGGCGCAGGGGGTTTTTGACGGCCCGGTAAGCAGGAGCCCTGCAAGCGCGTTTTTTATTCGTGGCACACAGAGCACTAGCAAGTCTAACCTGCTGGCGCTAGGCGATAACTTGTTTGGGCAGCTAGGAGTTGGCAGCACCGCCGCGATTGTACGAACGCCGACAGAGGTGCCTTCGCCAGACTCTAAGGACTTTATCGTTAAGAGAGTCGCAAGCTCGAGGATGAACACTTTCGTCATTCGGGAAGGTGACGATTTACCTGGCTTTGAAGGAACGCACGTCCAGCACCTTTACACTGCTGGGAGTCCACAGTTCAGCGGAGGAACGACGGCCACGGCAAACATACGAAGGTTCACGCCGGTACTTGGGGTCAATGGAACCGCCAGCAAATGGGAGCACGTTTTTGCGTTTGGAGAGTATGAAGCCGGCTACACCGCCCGCACAGTGGCGCTGCACTTTGCGTCATATTCTACAGTCCCTGCGGATGTGGTGCAGTAGTTGACGCCCCTGCCATAGTCGGGCGAAAGGAGACGCCCGTGGCCGAGGATCACGTCTTTACGCTCAACGGTGACGAGCGGTGGCTCATCCGTTTCACTGATCTCAAGGGCCAGGCGTACGGCTACACGTTCAGCCAGAAGGCGAAGCGGCCACGCATCCTTATCCACGACGGGCTTCGCGGGCGGCACCGGCTCACGATCATCGTGCACGAGCTGCTGCACGCTCTTTACCCAACGGCCAGCGAGGAGCACACGGAGCAGGCCGGCAAGGACATTGCCAAGGTGCTCTATAGCCTCGGGTTCAGAGAGGTGCAGAATGGCCCGTAGTGCAGGCACGTTTCGCCGAAAGAACGCCAGCGACCCATGGAACGTTACGACGCTCGAGCATGGCGTTACTCGCATCGACTTCGCCCAGCGGCTCTGGGTGCTGCTCTCCAGCGACTGGCACTGGGACTCCGTGAAGTGCGACCGCGAGAAACTCCGCAGCGACCTGCAGAAGGCCAAGCAGTTAAACGCCGCCGTGCTGTCTATCGGCGATCACTTCGACGCGATGGGCGGCAAGTACGACCCACGATCCAACGGTAAGCACGACGTGCGGCCCGAGTTTCAGAGGGGCAACTACTACGACGACATCGTGACGCAGTGTGCCGAGTGGCTTGAGCCATACCGCGAGCAGATGGCACTCATCACGCCCGGCAACCACGAGACGGCCGTGCGGAAGCGGATGGAAACGTGCTTGACCACGCGACTGGTGGAGCAGCTGCGAGTGCGTGGCAGCAAGTGCCGGCACGCTGGCTACGCCGGCTGGGTGTTGTTCAAAGCCAAGAGCGGCAAGACGGCAACGGCTCACTACAAGCTCTGGTACCACCATGGTTATGGCGGCGGTGGCCCTGTTACCAGAGGCGTGATTGACTACAGCCGCTATCTCGTGGACATCGACGCCGACGCGATTCACGCCGGGCACATCCACCAACGCACTTTGATTGAGGCGAGCCGGCAGCGGCTCTCGCCCACCGGCATGCCGAAGATCCGCCCGATCCACCTTGTGCGTTCGGCGGCGTACAAGCAGGAGTGCCTGACAGATGGCTGGGCCGTCGAGAAGGGCATGAGCTCGAGGCCGCTCGGCGGCTGGTGGATGCTCTTGCGGTGGAACACGGACCACACCGAATTGCGTGCGTCGTTCCACGACTCTCCACGCGATGACTCGTGCATTGACGAGTGAAATAATCTGCACTTTTTCTTACCGAAAGGACGCACATGAGCCCGTCAATTGCAGAGGCAAACGCCGCCCTACGCCAGGCCGTTGAGATCCGCCGAGAGAACCAGGCCGCCGGCCTGCCGCATGAAGACTGGTACGGCGAACGTGTTACGAAAACGCTGCCCGAGCGACTTGAGGCAGAGGATTCGTTACAGGCGGCGACACGTCTGAGTGACGAGGATCTGCAGCAGCAGATTGAGGAGCACCACCTGCACCGGTCCGGGCTGACGCAGGACGAACTAGACGAAGCCCTGGAGCGGCTGGTCGGCGACGGCATCACGCACGAGCAGCGGCCTGGCTCTTTGCCGTTTCTTGAAAAGCTTGAAGTGATTCGAAAGCTTCACTTTAAGAAAACGGCCGAGTACGGCGACCCTCAAGACCCGTTCGCAAACGTCACTGCATCAGCTAAGTGCGGAGTTGAGCCATGGCGTCGAGCACTTTGCGATGCGTCTGATTGCAGCGTAAGGCTCCAGCGCTATGCCAACGGCCAGCCAGTCGATTTTGAAAACGCCATCATGGACAACATCAACTGGCTACTCATCTGTTGGGTCAAGCATGACGAGGCAAAGCGTGCCTGAGCCGCTCACCGACGCCTACCTCGTAGAGTGCGAGCAACGCGCCCGCCGGTTCCAAGGAGCATGGACGGGAACCAGCGGCGACCTGGCGTCTAGGCTGTGGCACTGCATTCAAGAGATACGACGGCTCCGCGTCGAGCTTGCACGCAGAGAGAACGCATGAGCCGGGCGGCGGGTTGAGTCGTGGGTTTTCATCCTTTCCCCGCGACTCCCCGCCTGCTCGGCTACCTTGGCTTTCCTGGCCAGCCGAGATCCAGCGGCGGCAGTGCCGCCGTGCTGTCTGTATCACTCGGGCATATCGCTGGATCTACATAGACCTGCTGAAGTTTCGGGTCGCTGTGGTCGAGCAGCTGCGTGGCTGCGGCCCGTCCGCCGGCCAGGGCGGCGTATGAGGCTGCCGTTCTGCGAAGCCCGTGAAAGCCACGGTATTTGACGCCAGCCGATTTGCACAAACACTTCAGGCTTGCCCACTGGCTGCGACTGCGGCGGTCCCACGGCCATACCAGTTCGTGATCCTCGCGGCGGTGCTGGGCCAGCATGGCCGCCAGTTCCGGTGTTATCTGCCTTTGGATGTCCCTGGTTGCCCCTTTGCGGCTCTCGCCACGAAATATGACCTGACGCCCGGCTAGATCGACATCGCCCCACCTGAGCGACGTAGTGGCCTCGTACCGCTCTCCGGTGCAGTAAATCGTGTAGATGAGCGTGGCCCACCACCACGACGCCGGCAGGCCGTCGATGTACCCGATGCGGTGCCGGCACCGCCGCACCAGGGCGGCCACATCGTCAGCCGTGTAGGCCCGGCCAGTGGGCAACCGCTTCGGCACCTTGATCTTCGGAAGTTCCGGGAACTCGGCCGCCAGCCGCTTGCGGGCTGCGTAAGTCCAGAACGCCTGGATCATCACCTTGTCTTTGCATACGGAAGCCGGGCTCGGCCGCCGACCTTTCCAGCCTGGCGTTTCGGCTCGCCACCGCAGATACCTCGCTATCACCAAATCATCGAGATCTTTGACCGTCGCCTCGCGTCCAAGGAAAAGCTCGAGCCGATCCACGAGCATTCCGTAGAGGGCGACCGTCTTGCCCTTGAGCCCCCGTAACAGAGCGTAACGCTCAACCAGTTCTCGCAACGTCATGGCCATGGCTGATGATCCCCGGTACGTGAACGGCTGTCCATGCCCCGTACATACTATACAACCCCTCGACTCCCGCCGCCTCCACTCGACATCTCGTACACCACTGTACGCCGAACGGGCCCGGCAGAGCAATCTGCCGGATTCCGGCGGCGGCAGTGGGGTGCGTGGTGGCGGTTTGACCAACTACCGTTCCGAAGTAGTATTGAGGCATGATTGCCATGGCCCACAAGATTGAAGGCGGCGAATACCTCACCATTGCCGAGGCTGTCGATTACATCGGCTGCACGGACTCTTGGGTGCGGCACCTGATCCGCGAGGGCAAACTGCGGGTGCGGACGTTCTCGCAGCGGGTGAAGCTCGTGCCGCTGGCCGAGGCCGACCGGGCTCGAGACGGGCTGACCACCAGGGCTAAGGCCAAAAAGCACCTTGCCAAGCGGCCAGCCGCCAAGCGGAAGAAGCCAAAGAAGGCCGCCGCCGCCCGCCGGAAATAGCGTTTTCCCGGCGAAAACGGCCCCAAAAAAAATCTTTTCTCATGCCCTTGACGCCTAACTTCCGATCCGTATCATATGGGCGTGGCGAGCAAATGAGACTCGCCGACACGCAAACGAAGACACGCAACCATGACCGCCATCATCACCGACACCACCCGCCAGACTGCCCTTGGCAACGAATACGTTTACGTCGAGCTCCAGTGCGGAAAGCATTCGGCCCTCGTCGTCGTTTGCCGCGGTGCGAGCAACTACGTTCAGGTCATCGTTCAGAACGCTATGAATCGGGCCTGGCGTGGCATGGGTCGTCGGTTCGCCAACGTCGAGGCCGCGATGGCCGCATACAAGACCGCCGCCGTCCGCACGATGATCGAGACGGCGAACGACTTCGCCGCCGCTTGAGTCGTACACGGTGGGGCCACCCGGCCAGCCGACAGGGGCGAAACGGGTGGCACTTCTTTACCCCAGGCCAAGGAGGGCCAACACATGAGCACGGATCTCTGGCTCGAGCTCGTCGTCGTCATTCTCAAGATCGTTGCTGCCGGGCTTGCACGTTAGCCCAACTCCCGTTAGCCTTCAGCCCAACTTTCGTTACGCACCACCGACCCCTATACAAACTTTCGACTCCCCTGATCGACGTTTTCCCCGTGCGCCACGCACCAAAAAATGATTTGACCGACAGGTGAACACGCGTACACTTTGCCCACTCAACAGAAGGAGAGCACCACGATGATCGTCACGAATGACAGCAGCCCGCACGAGGATCTCTACACGGCCGCTGTGCGGCACCTCCACGAGCACACGCCGAGCCCCAGGCCCGAGCCCGCCGTTGGCGACTTCGTCAGCGGTTGCACCGCTGGCCGTCGCTGGAGCGGCAGAGTCGAGTGGGTCAACGACAACGGCGAAATCTGCGTGAACACGGACGGAAGCTGGGTTTACGTGCCCGTGGCCGACATCACGCACTGAACCGAGCAAAGGACCGCTGCCCGGTGGAACTGAGCGGCGGAAGGAGTCGAGCGGAGCTCGAGCAGCAGGGACGCAACACCACCGGCCTGGCACGACGCGAAAGCCGGATTTCTCAACCAGCAAAGGACGCAGATATGAGCACGGAAATCAGCACCAACACGACGCCGGCCAGGGGGCTGGCACTTCAGACGATGGGCGAGGCCATGGCTTTCGCCACGATGGTGGCGAAGAGCGACTTCGCACCAAAGGACTTCAAGGGCAAGCCCGAGAGTTGTTTGCTGGCGATCCAGCACGGCAGCGAAGTCGGGCTGTCACCCATGCAGTCGCTCCAGAGCATCGCCTGCATCAACGGGCGGCCGAGCGTCTGGGGTGACGCCGCCCTGGCCCTCGTCATGGGCTCGCCTGTCTGCGAGTACGTCCGCGAGCGGGTGGACGGAGATGGTGACGCCATGGTTGCAACCTGCGAGGCCAAGCGTCGCGGCTACCCTGATGCCAACGTCACGAAGTTCAGCGTGGCCGACGCCAAGAAGGCCGGGCTGTGGGGCAAGACCGGCCCGTGGACGCAGTACCCGAAGCGGATGCTGCAGCTGCGTGCTCGAGGCTTTGCCCTGCGTGACGCCTTCCCCGACGTGCTCAAGGGGCTCGTGACGGCCGAGGAGGCCCAGGACTACCCAACGCAGCCAGAGCCGGTGACGGTGCGGCCAAAGTTTCCTGAGCCGACGCCAGCACCAGAGCCAGCAAAGGCCACGGCCGAGGACATGCAGAAGAGCCGCTTGGCCGTGAACAAGGCAACGCGGCCAGCGGAGCTCGAGCGGATGCAGTCGATTGTTGAGCAGCGACTGCGTGGCGGCTTTTACACGACGGCCCAGGCTGACGAGTTGCTCAACCTCATCAACGGCAAGCTCGACATTCTCACCAGCGAGCCCGAGGACAACGGCCAGGAGTTCGCACACGAGGCCGCTGGCACGGAGGTGCGCTCATGACAAGCGCCGAAGCCATCGCCGCCATTAACGCCGCAGCCAATCGACGCGAAGCCGCAGAGATCCGCGACAAGTGGATATGGGCCAACGGCGATCCGCAAACGCCAGAACGCGCCAGCGTTTGTGATGCAGTGATGACGCGATGGGGCGAGGCAATGATTGGCCCGCCGTCAGAGATTGGAAAACCGACAGGAGATTGAGCCCCGCCATGGGCAGAGCGTGCGTGTTCCAGACGCCGCATTGGCCGCCTAGCCGAGCGTGGCGAGTAACGACGGCAGCCGCAGCCCTTGGCCTCCCGATTGGGTGATGCGACCGCCGGCCCGGCGTCACAGGGCCAATACACGAAAGGATGCGTGATGCACTGGCGCGAAGAGAAGCAACGCGAAGAACTGGCAGAACGCAAGCGCAAGGACGCCCAGGCTGAAGATCCCGTGTTGACGCAGTGCGTGATTGCCTACTGCAACTGGCGACGCGCCGGCGGGCAGGGCGGCTTCGATTTGTTCAAACGTGATTGGTACGCACAGCGGCCGGAACCAACTTGACGCATGTGGCACGGTGGCCACGGGTGAACGACACGAAGCAAGGAGGCTGAGATGCCGCAGGTTTTTGATGACATCAAGTTTGACGCCGAGTTCGCTGCACTGATTCCGCCGCTGTCGGCCGAAGAGCGTCAGCAACTTGAAGAGAACATTGTCGAGCACGGCGGCGCACGTGACCCGCTCGTGGTGTGGGCCAGCAAGGGAACGCTGACGCTGCTGGACGGCCACAACCGCTACGAAATCTGCACGCGGCTCAATCTGCCATTCGACATTCACGAGATGCAGTTCAAAAGCCGGGACGAGGCGGCGGACTGGATGGACCGCAACCAGTTGGGGCGACGCAACCTGCACCCGGATGCGTTCACGCTGCTGCTTGGGCGGCGATACAACCGCGCGAAGAAAAGTCATGGCGGCGACCGCCGAGCAAGTGGAAAAGATTGCCACTTGAAAACTGCGCAGAAACTTGCTGACGAGCATGGCGTTACGGAGAGGACAGTCCGCAACGCAGGCAAGTTCGCCGAATCCGTTGAGAAGGCCAAGGCAATCGACCCGGCGATTGAGGCCAAGGTGTCGGCTGGGAAGGCACCGCCGCGTGCAGCTGTCGTTAAGGCCGCCGCGCTGCTTGAGAACGCACCAGAGCGGGCCAAGGAAATCATCGACAACTGCAAGACGATGGCCGAGGTACTGCGCGAGGAGAAGAAGGCCGAGAAGGAGCGGATCAAAAAGGAGGCCGTCGAGAAACTGTCGGAAGCGGAGGCCGAATCCTTCGGGATCACACACTGCCCCTTGACTGAGTGGTACGCGCCGCAGTGCCAACTCGTCTTTACCGATCCGCCATACCACGACAAGCACGTTGATCGTTTCCGCGAACTTGGCCAGTTTGCGATGAAGCACTTAGACGCGGGGCGATTTCTATGCACATACACCGGCAAACTACGCATGGCCGACTGCATCAGTGCTGTTCTCGAGGCCGGTCTTGAATGGGTGTGGATCTTCTCCGTCTACCACCCTTTCAGCAAGGAAAAGCACCTTGGTGGTGTTTACAACATCGCTGAAAACTGGCGGCCGGTGCTTGTGTTTCGCAAGCCTGGGCCGATCTGGACTCCGACATTTCAGCAAGACGTTGTGCGCGGCGAACGCAGCAAATCGCACCACGACTGGTCGCAGGACGAGCAGACGCCAGAGCAACTGATCCAAGCGTACACGTTGCCAGGCGAAACCGTGCTTGACCCCTTCTGTGGCGGCGGCACAACGCCGCTGGTGGCGAAGCGTGTCGGACGCAAATGTTTTGCCTGTGATGTGGACATCGCAGCTGTAGCTATGGCGACGGATCGTCTTCGTGGCAATCAAGGACTTTAACACCGGACGGCATCGCTGGTACGAGGCGGATCACGGAATCCAGCGTGACCCGCTAAGGGATGCAATCCGTGATCAGTTTCCTACAAGTGCGCAGGGCTGGAACGTCAACGATGTAGACCTTCGTGTTTGCTTGTTTGGCGATGCCTTGCGTCGGCCGAGAAGTGCAGACGGTTGGCTAATTGAGTTTGAGGCAAAACGGCACGGTGCTGATCTCAAGTGGTCGCAGGCGTGTGTGATGAAACTTGTCGATCGGCTGGCGTCGTCAACAGATAAGACCGGAAAGCACTGGGGCGGTTGCTGGCTCTTGAAGGTTCCAGAAGACCTTTACGTCGGTGAGTTTCTTATGTTCCGGCCACTTACTAAGGAGCAAGAGTCGTGTGTTGGTGTTGCCGGGTTGCGTGAGTGGATTGCCTCAAAGTCACCTAAGGAATGACGCATGGCCGACTCAATGAATCTGACAGACGACGACCTTCGGGTGATACGCGAGTCGCTTGATTACTCAGTTCAAAGGGTGAGCAACTACCCGCACATTGAGTACGACCACAAGCGTGACTCGTTGCGCCCAATCGAGGCTGCTCGCGACAAGGTTCGGCAGTTACTTGCGAATCGCAAGGAGGCGAATCGTGGCCGGTGAATGGTGCGCCATCGACTGCAACCTGGCCACTAAGCCAGAGGTGCTCGAACTCGTGGATGAGACTGGCGATCCGCCAGACGCGGTGATTGGCCGCGTCGTGCAGTTGTGGCTGTGGGCAGCAATGAACTCTGAGGACGGCACGGCCCGCATGACAGTGCGACGCCTTGCCAGGCTGATTGGTGGCAGTGACACGTTCTGGGCGGGCGTCCAGCGTGTCGGCTGGCTCGAGGTGGACGAGGCTACGGGGACTGTGGCGATCCCAGGATGGGAGCGTCGGTTTTCGTCTTCGGCCAAGGCTCGGGTGCAGGCTGCCGTCCGTCACGCCAAGGACAGGGAGGTGCGGCGCTCAAGCGCCCAGGGTGAGGGCGCTGATGCGTCGGACCCTGGGCGCACGAGCGCCCCAGAATTAAGAGGAGATGAGAAGAGAAATTCATCATCCTCCACGCGAGCGACGTGGCAGGAAATCCAGAAGGCATGGGACGCCAGCGGCCTAAAGCCTTGGAAACTGGACCGCCCGCCAAAGCAGAACGCCCACCTGGCGGACGATCCAGACTGGTGCCGTGACGCCCTGCTCGCCATTGAGCGGCTGCCGAAGTGCCGGTTTTTCAAAACGCCGGCCACGATGCTGCAGCTGTTCTCGCCTGGCTTCGTGGACAAGGTGCTGGCCGGCTCGTTTGACGATGCACCAGGCAAGCAATCTGGCCGCGACTTTGCGGACGCACCGCCGCCGCCACGGGCATTCACTGGCGACGTAGCCGAAGCGTTTGACCGAACACGTAGAAAACTTGCAGCCGCCAAGGAGGGCACATGACCGACACGACAACGCAGCCACCGCTAACTGCCAAGCAGCTGGCCGTGCTTGAGTTCATCAGAGCCAACACGCAGGCCGCCTCACCGACAAGCCGGGAGATTGCAAGGCACTTTGGGTTCGCCAGCCCACATGCCGTCACGGTGCACCTAAAGGCACTGGAGCGAAAAGGGTTTGTGCGTCGTATCCCAGGCCGCAGCCGCAACATTGAGGTGATCGCATGAGTACGCACGAGATTGTCGAATACCTCCGTGGTCTAGCCGAGGCCACCGCAACAGTTGCCAACGCCGCCGACACGGGCCGCGTGAGCAAGGCCCGGCTCAACATGCAGGCGAGCGTGCTGCTTGAGGCGTGCGACTCGCTGCTCAAGGCCGACGCCGAGTGCACGCAGCTGCGTGAGCGGCTCGTGCGGCAGGCTTGCTGGTTCGAGCAGTTCGAGGCGGCGACGCAGCCGAAGAGCTGGCCGCTGCTTGAGGACGACGACTGCGACGATCCGGGGGTGGCACTGTGAACATCACCGACTTCGTCTGGGTTTGCATTGGTGAGTTCTTGCTTGCGGCGACGTTCGCCATGGGCATTTTGGTTGGTGCATCTCTGAAGCCACGAAAGGAATCGAACGATGGCAACAGCTACGAAGGAACGAGCGGCAGGCGTGCGGATCTTGGCTGGTACTCTGCTCCGAGCGGTGCAGGACGTGTCGAGGGTGGTGCACGCCAGGGGGCCGAAACCCATTTTGTCCAACGTTCGCATCGGTGATGGGCTCATCACTGGCACGGATCTAGAGATCCGCATTGATCGCCAGATCGATGAGCACTGCGAGCCGTTTTTGCTGCCGGCCGATAGGTTGCTCGCCATCCTGCGGGCTTGCCGAGCCGATGACGAAGTCACGCTCACGCCGAGCGGCACGAGCGTCAAGGTGAAAGCCGGCCGTGGCTCGTGGACGCTTCCGACGGAGGACGTGGCTGAGTATCCGACGTGGGAGGCAGCCGACGCGAAGCCCGTCTGCCGGCTGCCGGCCGATCAGTTCTGCCGTGCAGTGCACGCCGTCGAGTACGCGACCGACAAGGAGAGCAGCCGCTACGCACTGGGTGCGGTGCTGATCGACGTGACTGGTGGCGATCCTACGTTTGTCGGCACCGATGGCCGGCGGCTGTCGGCGGTGCAGACCGAGACAGACCAGGCGGTGGACGACTCGCAGACGCTGGTGCCGGTGACTGCGGTACGCATTGCAGCATCACTGGCAGAGCGTAGTGAGGGCAGCGTTCAGATTGAGGCAACGTCGAGCGATGTGGTTATCACGCTGGAGGGCAGCGTGATTACGGCCCGGCTGGTGGACGGCCGCTTTCCCAGGTGGCGTGACGTGTTCCCAGAATCGTCCAGCGATCCGCACGCCGTCGATCGTGGCGAGCTCCTGGCGGCGACCAGGGCTGCGGCCGTGGTGACGAGCGAGCAGTCGAACGCCGTTACGTACGACTGGGGTGAGGCTTTGACGCTGACGGCTCGCTCAAGCGAGTACGGCGAAAGCAAGGTTCGGTGCGACGTGACTGAGGCTGGCACGGCGTGCAAGGTGAAACTCAATCCTGGGTTTGTGCGTGACTACCTCGACGGCTTGCCGGCTGACGAGGAGCCACATGTGTCTGTGTTGACGAATGGCCCTGGCGGTGCCGTCGTTCTGACGTGCGGCGAATATCGTGGAGTCATCATGCCGCTGTCGGAGGACGCATGAAAAACAGCGACGCATCGCGGAACCACACGATGGCGGATCTTGCCCTGCTGCACGAGCTCTGGGCGGCTAACCTGCCGACTTCAGAAATCGCTGCGCGGTTTGGCGTGGTGATGAGCACCGTGACGAAGTGGGCACAGCGTTATGGGCTCCCGCGAAGGACGATCCACCCGGCAAACGAGCCGCCGCCACCGTCGCCAGAGGACGAAGCGGCTTCGCTTGACGGGCTGGCGTTGTCGCCTTGGGTTGAGGAACGTGCTCGAGTGGTTCGCGAGCAGCACTACGCAGAGCGGCGAGCCGAGACTGAGGCCAATGCCAGGAGCAAGGCAAACTCTTGGCGTCGCGGCGAGTACCAGCCAGGCGGGGCACGGCATGTCGGGTTCTGAGCGGCTGGGGTGACAGCAGAACACGCAGGATGCAGCGGCGGCTCCGCCGTCCGCTGCATCCGCTGGTTCTATTTCGCGGAGTAGTTTAGGTGGTGCAGAACATGAGCAAGCGCGCTCAAGGCCCACGTTCGAGTCGTGGCTCCGCGATTTCACAGAAGGACAGAGATACTCTTCGCAGGCTGGATCGTGGCATCCATTGGATTGACGCACGCTTGGAGTTGTGGGTCGTGTTTTATGATGTCAGCGAGCGAAAGCGGCTCCAAAAGCAACGGGATTCAATGGACGAGCGAAGGCGGCTACTGAGGCTGCGGATGAAGGGCGTCGGCAAGAAATAGAACACGCAGGATCAGCGGCGGCGACGAGAGGACGAACCATGACGAACGACAACGAGGAGCCGTCCGCTGCATCCGCTGGTTCTGTGGAGCCGGTGGCGTGGGGAGCCATTCTGAATGGCGAGTTGGACTCGGCTTTCAGGTCGCAAGCAGACGCTTTTATGTGGGCCTACAAACGCGACGGCATTAAGATTGTCCCGCTCTACCGCCAGCCACAGGACGGCGTGGTGCGACTGCCGCCGCTAGACCCGAACGGCGCTCCCGGCTGGAACGCTGCGATAGGTGCCGTGCGCGAGGCGTTGGCGAAGGCTGGCGTGGATTGGCATACAGAGTGACCACAGAACGCTAAAGGAGACTTTATGCAATGGATCGAAAGGACTGATCGCGAGCCATCCAAGGACGGATGGTATCTCGTTTGCGACATGGAAACGGCCCCATACCTGCCCGATCGCGCAGAGTTTGAGTCGGGCCAGTGGAGCCCGGTGGATGGCGACGAAGAGTTCGTCATCACTCACTGGATGGAACTGCCTCCGCCGCCGTTTGAGGTCAACTGGGACGATGACTGAGCGTGCAGTTGGGGTACACAGAACCAGTGTTTATGCGGAACCTGATAACACCCCGCCGCCCGGCGGAATCCTCGCCGCACGGCCGCGAGACGCGGTCGAGTGCTGCATAACACGCCGAGCCCGTTCGGCTTGACTCCGTTGCCATGCTGCGTGCATGGCGATCACGTTCACCGTGCCGGGCGATCCCGTGCCGCAGCCGAGGCCGCGTGTCTCGACTCGCAGTGGCTTCGCTCGTGCGTACGTGCCGAGCAAGCACCCGGTGCACGACTACCGTGCGTCGCTCGCAGCTGCTGCCCGTGACGCCGGGCTCGGCACGACAGGCGAGCCGCTCAACGTCGTGATTGACGCAGTCTTTGTGCGGCCTAAGTCGCACCTGCGAAAGAGCGGCGTGAGAGCAGACGCCCCGAGGCTGCCACGGCCCGACGTGGACAACATCGCCAAGGCCGTGCTCGACGCCCTGCAGGACGTGATGGGCGATGACACGCTGGTTGCTCGCTTGGTGGTGGAAAAGAGCTACGGCACGGAGGCACGGACAACCGTGCGGATCTCGTGACTGAGCCGCAGTATGCCGTGTTCAAGGACTCTGAGCCGCACCCGCTCGGCTCGATGTCATCACATACATACGAAGTGGACGCCAAGCGGCTGACGTTTACTCTGGCCCGTTACAAGTTCGTGGCCCGTGTGCTGGCTGGCTGCGACACGGTGCTCGAGATTGGCTGCGGCGATGCCTTCGCCACTCGCATCGTTGCCCAGGCGGTTGGGCTCGTCGTTGCCACCGACTTTGATGCAGCCTTCATTGACGAGGCCCGCAGTAGGCGTCCGCACCATGCAGCGTATGTGCAGCACGACATGGTCGCCGGCCCGAAGTACGTGCCAGACAGGCTGCCCAAGGTGTTCGACGCCGCGTACGCCTTGGACGTGCTTGAGCACATCCGGCCCGAGCGAGAAGGTGCGTTTCTTGGCAATGTAGCCATGAGCATCGGCGAGCACGGCACGTTTATCTGCGGGATGCCGTCTCTTGAGTCGCAGCGGCATGCGTCAGAGCTGAGCCGGGCCGGGCACGTCAACTGCAAGACCGAGGAAGAGTTGCGTGCCACGCTGAAGAGGTACTTTCGCAACGTGTTTATGTTCGGGATGAACGACGAAGTCGTGCACACCGGATTCGGGCCTATGTGCCACTACCGTCTGGCCGTATGCACGGGGGCCAAGCTGTGAGCGTGAGCGTTGTGATCCCGACGCACAACCGTGCGAGCAATCTGGGGCGTGCCGTCGTGTCGGCGGCATCGCAGTCGCCGCTCGAGGTGCTGGTGATTGACGACGCCAGCACGGATGACACGCAGGGCATCGTTGAGCAGCTGCAGGACATTTACCCGTGCGTGAAGTATCAGCGACGAGACACAAAGGCTTGTGATTGGCAGCAGTCAGCCTCTGAGTCTTACGCCTGGCTCATGGGCTCGCACGTCATCTGCATGGGTGCCGATGACAAACTCGAGCACGGCGTGATCGACAGTGTCGGACGGCATGAGGATGCCGCTGTCGTTTTCCATGACTACTGGGTTTGCGACACCTCTGGGCACGTGACTGGGGCAGTCACCAACGGTTATGAGGCAGTGATTGAGTTCACGCCACGCCAGATGCGGGCGAGGCTTCGTGAGCACCCGCACGCTACTGAGACTGGCATAGGCTCTGCTATCCGACGCGACAGGCTTCTGTGGCTAAACAGTCTCGCCTGGTGGCGAATGGGGCCGTGGAGTGACGCTGTCGGGTACGCAGCGGTTGCAGCACTTGGTGGCTGCGTGTTCGTGCCCGGTGCCGGTGCAACATTCACCGATGATTCAGGCGGCTACGGGCACCAGCACCGCAGCGGCCACCGAGCGAGCGAGTACCACCAAGCCGTGCGGAAGTTTCTGCATGACGCAGGCGTGCCTTTCAGCGTAGCCAACGCAATCTGCCTGAAACGTGGGGTGCCCTATGGCTAACCTGCCGGCGCAGTTGTGGCTGCCGCATCCTGCATTTGCAGAGTTATTCGACGAGCGGCACGCTGCGGGCCTCGAGCGGCTCCGAAACGCATCAGTTGCCATTGTCGGGCTTGCCAGAAACTGCGGCCCGCAGTTGGCTGCAAATCTGGAGCGTGTCGAATCGCTGGCTGGCCTGTGCGGTTCGTGGCAGTTGCATGTCGAGTCCAACGACTGCACGGATGACACGCTGGACGTACTGGCGGCATTTGCCAGACGGCACAGCCAAGCCACGTTTCATTACCAGATGCTCAACCGCCCGCACTTGCCGGGCGAGTTTGGCGGCCGTCGCACGATTGCGTTGGCTGAATACCGCGACGCCTGCCAGCGTTGGGTGCGAGCCTGCGATGGCGACTCTGACTACGTCGTTGTCATCGACTTCGACGCCTGGGGCGGCTGGAACCACCAAGGCGTGCTGAACGGGTTCGGGTGGCTGGTTGAGATGCCAGGTGCCTACGGCATGGCGAGCACGTCGCTCTTTCAGTACGACTTCGGCCAAGGCCCGCAGTGGTGCCATTACGATCTCTGGGCAATGCGTGGGCTCGGCCAGCCCGATTGCTACTTCGACGCCTACCAAAACGGATACGGCGGGTTCGGCTTCTCGTGGCTGCCGCCTGTCGGCTCGCCGCCTGCGATCGTCGCCAGTGCTTTCGGCGGCATGACGATCTACCGCACCGATGCGTATCTGGCTGGCACGTACGACGGCACCGCAGACTGCGAGCACGTCCCGTTTCACGCGAGCATTGCCGAGGCAACTGGACAGCATCTGTATCTCAACCCGTCACAACGGATGCTCATGAGCTGGATACCGGAGCCATGCGCGGCAACACCGCAACCATCAGCCTGACGGCGTTTCGTGCTGATTGGCTGACGCACATGCCCATGCGGGCACTGTGCGAGCGGTACACCGTTTCCCGTGATCAAGTCATCCGGCTCAAGCATCACTGGGATCTGCCGCCCAGGCACGACCGCAAACTGCGAGCCAAGCCCAAGCGGGCCGTCGATCCCACGACAACCGAGATTCAGACCCGGTGCATGGAGATCCAAGCGACGTGGAGCGACGAGGTCCGCGAGTTGCGTCGGGTGATCAAGACGCAGCACGTTGCACTCAAACGCATCCCGCTGGATGACGAGACGAGGCGAGCGGCCGGCGATTACGACGGCGACGCCGATCTATGGGAGGCCAACCGATGACGCTCGCGCCTCGTGGCAAGGAAGACGTGCTGCGTCGCATCGTGGTGGAGTATGGGCAGCTTTACGTCTACATCTACATGACTGATGGCAACGGCAAGATTCTCGACGAAGAGGTTTTCAAACAGCCGTTTCGGCTCGACCGCAAAGATGCTTTCGACGAAGCCAGGGACACCTACGACAGCACCTACGACTGGATAAACGAGATCGTCAACGTCACCCCGCCACTGCAAGGAGACGAGGAAGACGAGGCAGAATCAGATTCGGAGGACTAAAAATGCCTGACTACGGTGCCACGCCCAGCGAGCTTGAGCAGTACGGCAACGGCCTGAATCTGTGGCAGTCGCTGATGCTGCTGCAGCGGTGGGCTCCGCTCATCGGCTACGGCCAGCGTTTGATGGCCGAGGCAGACCCGTACAAGCGTTCGCTGATCGTCGCCGACGCCGTCGAGTGGCTCGCCTCGCAGACGCAGGCCCGAGTCGATGACGAACTCGTCACCAAGCTTGCCGCCGTTCTCAAGACGCAGCAGGGCGAGGACTTGGTGCGTTGGGTGATGAAGCAGGCGGAGGCTGTGCGGTGAGCCATGACGAGATCATTCGCACCGTCGCCGTCGTGGCGGCAGTTGCTTTACTCGCTGCGCCGTACCGGCAGCAGCTCGCTCAGTACGCCGCTCAGGCCGCCGAAGCCGCCCGCAAGCACGGCAGCACCATCGGCCGCATCGCAGCCGCCGTCCTAATCCTCGTGGCGGCGTGGGGCAAGATCCCGCTGCCGTCGTTGCCAGTGACACCGGCCGTGCCGGCCGTGAATGTCGAGACGCCGAGTGCGGAGATGCAGCAGCTTGTGCAGCCAGTTGGCCGGGCTTTGGCATCTCTGCCAATGAGCGACCGCATGTTGTGGGCCGAGACGTGGAGCAAGGCTGCTGTCGTGGCTGCTGGCGAGGCAGTGACAGCCGAAAAGGTTTTCACCGACACCCGTAGCCTGCGGCTTTTCACCACGCTGGCCTTGGACATTGCCTGGCGTCGCATCGGCGGCAATCAGCCGGGGTCTGTTGCCGGGCTTAAGGACGCCGTAGAGGCGGCCTACAACACCGCCGTGGGCCGCGATGTCGTGCCTGTCGATCGGGCTGTGATCGACCGATACGTCGAGTTCGCCAAGGCCATGGCATGGGCCGGCGTCAACAGAGGGTGACGCATGGCCGGATTTGTCCCGCTGTTCGGCTACGACCCTGATCCGGCTGGTGCCGAAGCGTTCGTGGCTTCGCTCGCCAAACCCACGTTGGCTGAAGCCGGGCCTGATCTTGAGACGGCCAAGCATGACGTGGCCCTGTCGCGGCTGCTGATGAAGTGCATGCCCTCGTGGAAGCGTGGCAGCCAGCCGATTGGCTCATGCGTGGGATGGGGCACCGCGATGTCGGTGGACGTTCTGGCCGCCTGCGACATCCTGCTGCGGAATGAGCCGGAAGCGTGGGGTGGCCGCTGCATCGAAGGCGTTGTGTATGGGCTGAGCAGAGTCGAGGCCCGTGGCCAGAGCGTCAACATGGGCGGCGACGGCAGTACAGGCTTTCATGCCGCCAAGGCCATCAGCAAGTTCGGCACGCTCCACTACGGCCAGGACTACGGCGGCAAGCGATTCGACAAGCAACTCAGCGGCACCCAGGAGCGTGAGCTCGGGCGCAACGGGCTACCGGCCAACCTTGAGCCGCACGCAGCACAGCACAAGGTTTCCGAAGTCACGCTTGTGAAGTCATTCGCTGACGTGGCCAAGGCCATCAGCAATGGGTACCCGGTGTTCCTGTGCTCTATGCGTGGCTTCTCCATGACGTTCAAAAAGGATGCCAACTACGGCGGCGGCTGGCTGACGCCGATGGCCACCTGGGCTCACTGCATGATGGCTTGTGATATCCGTTGGGATCGCCCGGCGGCGTTGGTGCCAAACAGTTGGGGCGAGTGCTACTCAGGCCCAGTAGACGAGCGGCTGCCAGCACCGTTTCAGCGTTCGTCTGGCTGGGTTGACGCTGCTGTTATCGACAGCATGTGCAGTGGTGGCGACTCATACGCAGTGGCTGGATTCAACGGTTTCCGGCCATCTCTTATGCCTGAAGACTTCCTTGATCAGGTGCTGTGATGCGTTGGCTTGTGTGCTTTCTCGTTGTGGCTGCCGGCTGCGTGTTGACGCTGCCAACCGACAACAGCGTCTCGGCGGACTTAGCCGCTGAGACAGCGAGGATGGTTGTGCAGATGCGTCAGGAGATGCACCCGACGCCAACGCCAGACAGCGATGACTGCGAAAACTGCATTGATGGATACGTCGGCGATGGACGCATCAAGGTGAAGTGCCAAGTGTGCGACGGCACCGGCAAGAAGCCCAAGAGCGTGTGCAAGGACTGCCCGAAATGACCCGCGACGAACTCATCGCCGCCGTCTGGGACGAGCTGCCCAAAAGCCGCTACCTGCTCGGCCGTCGCCGCGTGGATCGGCTCACGGCCCGGTGCCTGAAGAAATGGCCCGTGCCCGTGCTGTATCAATGCGACGCACAGCAGACGGTGATTGTCGGCGAGCACCTGGCCAAGAGCATCGAGCGACAAGAGCGCGCCGAATACGGAATGGGATTCTTTGCGTCGATCATCTTGGCTGCAATCGTCAGCGAAATCGTAAAGATTCTGGTGCGTCGCTGGCTTGAGAATCGCACCGAGATGCTGGAGGCGATGCAGTGACGGACGCGGCGAAAGACACGATCTTCTCGGTGCTGGAGCGATGGGGTTTCCCGACGCTCGTGGCCATTGGCCTGGCTTGGTTTATCCGCACGGATTTGTTGATACCCCTGCTGGAAGAGCACCGCACTACCGTGAAAGAACTGCGTGAGACGCAGCGAGAGATTGCCAAGGCAGTCACCGAGCAGACCAAGCTCTTGTACGAAATGAAGCAGATGAGGGACCAGCCATGAGCATGTCACCACGACTCTTGCGGCCACGGCAGACCATGCATCCAGAGGCAGCCGCATGGAAAACCGCCGTGGTTGCGAACGGAGGCAGCGTTAGCGGCACGACACTGTCGGCGGTGGATAAGTTCTGCAAGGCAATCGCATCGGCTGGCATCCGAGATCGCTTCTACCGCCTCAACCTGTTCTGTGGCACCGGACTCAACGCCTGCCTCGTCCCGCTCTATCGCGGCCCGTCGCTTGGCGGAACGCAGTACGGCAACACCACCGACACAAACTTTGGACCGTTCGTTAGTGGGGACTATGTGGAGACGGGAGCGAGTGGTGGGCTGTGGTATGGAGGCGTCGGAAACAACACCAGCAAGCGGCTTGATACCGGGATCGCTGGCTCTGTGCTGTCTCCTGGAGATCGGCACCTGTCCGCTTACGAAATCGTCAACGCGACTACCGACTACTCTCCAAGCGTTTTGTCTGGAACCGCCCTGACGACGATGCACGGCATCGGCAACTGGACTACTATTACCGGATATAGGTACCGAACGCACAACACTATCGGCGGCCAAGCCGGTGCGACCTCGTCTCCAGGCTTTTGGCTCGGGTCCGACACGTCGTCCACAGCAAGCCTTCTGTACCGTCACGGGTCACAGGTTGGCTCCACCTCTGGGCAGCCCGCTGGAGGCTCAGGCAACAGCAACTATCAGATTTTAGGCAGCTCGTCAGGCGAATACTCGGAGGCTAGGCTAGGCGGCTACTCCATTGGCCTCTCCATGAGCGCAGGCCAGGTTTCGTCGTTCCATGCCGCCATGCAGGCGTTCCAGACCGCACTGGGGCGTAACGTATGACCCTCTCCGACCTCCTCGCATCCGGCGTCACGCCAGACATCGCCACGCTGCGGGCGGTAGCTCTGGTGTTCAACGACGAACTCCGCGACCGGCTGATCGCAGTGCAGGAAGAACACGGCGATCCGCGTCACGTTCCCTCGCCTGTCGCAACGAACGACGGGCGGTGGTTTCTCTGCGCCGACATTCTCACGGAGTGCGTGGAGGGCGGGATCGTTTGGGGCGGGTTCTCGCATTTGGATAGCGCGAGGTTTGACGAGATTGAGGTTTTGCCACTGGCCGACGTACTGCCACCACAAGAGCCCGCCTAACTGCAAGAGACACCCCCGCCTGCCGTACAGTCACGGCACAGGCAACCACGGAGACGAGCATGGCCGACAACATAATCAGCCGTAAGGCCCGCGACTTTGACATCACGCTGACCACGGCCACTGCTGCGGCTACCACGCTTGATATGCGTGACGTTGCTGGTGCCATCGTGCAGTTCGGCACGATGAGCACCAACGCCAGCACGCTCCAGATGTGGGTGGGCAACAGCCCCACCGGCACCTATGCACGCCTCTACAAGAGCGATGGCAGCGTGGCGGATCTGACGCTGAGCCCATCGAGCACGCTTGGCCGGGCCTACTCGCTGCCCGATGAAGTGTTCGGGGCCGAGTACCTGCGGATCGTGTCGGCCACCACGAACAGCACGGGCACATCTGGCATCGTGATGCTCAAGAGCTGATGCCCCATGCCGCATAAGATACCGACGCATACCCCCCCGCGTATCAGATCGGCATTGCCAAGGCGAGATGAGAGCATCAGGCCAAACGCATCACAACGAGGCTACTGCGACAAAAGACATCGGGCCTGGAGGCTTGCTGTACTGACGCGAGATGCTTGGCAGTGCCAGCATTGCAACGTCGTATGCGGCCCCCCCGGCCCTCCACCACATGCCGATCACCGGGTGCCCGTTAGCCAAGGTGGAAAACGGTACGACGTGGATAACGGCCAGTGTCTGTGCGTCGCGTGTCACGGCAGGAAGACACGACGCGAGCAAGGCGAATCGGCAACAAGACGCCAAGTCGAGCCGAGAGTCATCGGCGACAAGGCGACACGCGAGGCAGGCGTTGCAGGACAAGACACATGACGCACCGCACGATGATTGACCGCGAGGGGAGGGGTGGTCGGCATCTCTCCAGGCAAGTCCAATAAAAAC